TAATGGCACTTACTATTTTAAATCAAGTAAAATACTTAAAAAATATTTCCAAGAATTAATGGATAAAGATATATCAACAAAAGGTGAATATTATTGTAGTATGGTATATAATTTAATGAAATCAGATAATTTAAATATTCGTGTATTTGAGATTGAAAAAATGCTTCAATGGGGTACACCTAAAGATTTAGAAGAATATTTAGTATGGTCAAATTATTTTTTAAAAAGAGATATAACTTTTCATAAAAAGTTTGTTGATAAATATGATACAACATTAATCTTACCAATGGCCGGTGCCGGAAGTCGTTTTTCTAAAGAAGGTTATGAAACTCCTAAGCCACTTCTTGATATTGAAGGATTGCCTATGATAATTCAAGCAGTTGAATGCTTACCTAAAACATCTAAAAAAATATTTATTGGACAAGAAGAACATTATAAAAGATATGACATAGACGTCAAAATAAAAGAATTTTATAGTGAAGCAAAAACGTTAGGAATTGATTATATAACTGATGGTCAAGCATCTACATGTGATTTAGCTTTTCAAAATTTTGATATTGATTTAGAAAAACCAATATTAATATCCGCCTGTGACAATGGTGTTTACTACAATATGAAAGAATATGAATTATTAATAGAAAACCCTGAAGTAGATATAATTATATGGTCTTTTTCAAATAATCCTACTAGTAAACTATTTCCTAATATGTATGCTTGGTTAGATGTAGATGAAAATAATTATATTAAAAGAGTATCTATTAAAAAGCCTTTTAATGATGTTGAAAATAAATATGCTATTATTGGAACAATGTATTACAAAAAAGCCAAGTACTTTAAAGAAGGATTAAATAAAATTTATGAAACAAATTATCGAACAAATAATGAATTTTATGTAGATAATATGATAGAACCATTAGTAAATATGGGATATAAGATTAAAATATTTGATGTTACAAATTATTTATGTTGGGGAACACCAAATGATTATAAAACATATCAATACTGGTTAGACTATTTTATATTATAAGATTCAATAGTTAATAGATTTCATAATAAGTTAATAGATTTCATAATAATATACAAAATAAATAGATGATTTATTCATCTGTCTTTTTGTCTTTCTTTATATTGATTTTTCAATTTTTATTTTCTTGCAATGAACATGACTCTTTTATATATAATTTGTATTAATTATAGCAAATGTGTATTGTTGTTCATATGGAAGTAAAAAAAAATATATAAAAAACAAAATATATATAAAAATAAAACATACAAACAATATAGATGTCAATTGGTCTAATAGATGGAGTATTTATGTGTGTTTGTATTTCCTTTTTATTTTTGAAGATGCATTGTGTTTATAAAATACTTATAGCGTGAATTACATATTTTGTTTTTTAATATAATTGAATGCAATGCATAATTATATTAAAATAATTAAAATAAAATCATAACTGTAATGATTGTAAGACGCACAAACAGTGTTTAATTGCTGTAAGCAAGACCACCCATACCACTCATTACGCGGAGAACGTTGTAGTTGGTGGCATAAACACGAACTTTGGCAGTCTTGGTTCCCTCAACGGTGGCGTTGGAAAGAACAAGCTGAAGAGTTGCATTGTCAATGCGGGAGAAGTTACAACTGCCGGAGGGCTGGTGCTCTTCGGGTCTCAACGCAAATGAGTATACGTTGATACCGGTGTCGGGGGTGCGGGTGTGGTGCTGGTAGGGCTGAACGAGGTCAAAGTAAGTTCCTTCACGCTCAGAGAAGCGGTCCTGACCGTTGAGCTGGAGTTTGGCAGTCACGACGGGGTTCTGACCCCAGCAATGCAGGGGAAGAGAAGTCTCGGACATAACAAAGGTGCCGGCATCGGACACACCAGAGTTGCCGTAGGTGTGTTGTCCAGCACCGGTTCCAATTGGGTTAAAGGTGGTTCCTTGAGCGAAGTTGCTTTGGTTGTAAGGTCCGCCATGAGGAGTGTCCCACCACTGGTCGGCGGCGAGAAGGTCTTCATCGCCAGCACCAGCATCATAGAAGAGACCGGAAGCATCAATGTATTGTTCAACGGCATCAGGACCTCCGAATGCGTGAATAGCGTTGGGAAGGGCATCAACTGCGTCAGTGTAGTTGAAGGGCTGGGCGCCGAGAAGACGGTAGAGAAGCTGATTGCAGTCGAGGGATGAACAGTAGTCAACGTTCTGATCTGGCTGAACGACCCAAATGAGTTCTTTCACGGGGTGATTAAAGTTGAGTTTAATCTTGTTGGAAGAGGAACCAACGGACTCATCACCGGTGAACTGCAGCTGTTCAATGAGGTACTCGTGGGGGTTCTGAGCCATGCGCCTGCGCTCATCAGTGTCCAAAAATACGTAGTCGACGTACAAGGATGCGGCAACGAGGGACTGGTTGTAAGCGGCAGTAACACGACCACCATCAACAGGGCAGTTGGCAGTGTTCAAAGAGCCAACAGCCCACAGACACTCGTCAATGGGGCGAATATCGAGGTTAATCTTGACTTCGTGGTATTGAAGAGCGATAAGGGGAAGGGCAAGACCGGGATTGCGGCAGTACCAGAACTGAAATGGCACATACAGAGTGGTTTCAGGGAGGGCATTGCGGGGAGCACAAACTTGACGAGGAGCGTTGCTCTGGCAAGGACCGTCGACATCATTGAATGAAGGGTCGGTAATAAAGGTGAGTTCGGTGGTGTTTCCAACCATTCCGTAGTAACCGGGTGTCTGGTCAACGGGCAAAGTGAGGTTATTCCAGATGTGCATCCAGTCACCGTACTGGCGGTCAATGCGCTGACCACCGATTTCAACCTCAACCTGAGAAATGAGCTGTTCGCCGGGAAAATCGAGCCAACGGGCATAAACGCCGGTAACGCCGCTGGGAACACTGTTCCTCATACTCTGGTTGATTTCAGGAAGAGTTACCTGAAGGTAAGTGCGGTATGCAAGGTCGCCGTTGCGGCTAATAGTGCAAGTCACGCGACGACCGAAATCAGCCTGTCCGTTGAAAGTCTGTTCAATAGACTCCATTGCAAAGTTGGTGTGACGTTTGTAAGATACTTTCCAGAAAGTAATCTGAGGGTTTCCCGTCAGATAAACATCCTGGGCGCCATAGGCTACAAGTTGCATTAATCCTCCTGCCATTTTATGTTGTTATAATATTGCTAAAGAAAAAAATTTTACGTTTGTGATTTAATTAAATTAATTTATTTAATTAAATCATAATCTTGAAAATTACTCAAATACTTATCAAAAAACCCTTGCATTCAAAAATACCTAAACAAAAAAAATAATATCAATAAATACTTGGAAAAATGTTGAAAAAAATGTTGAAAAATCTCGAAAAAAAAGTAATAAATCGTTAAAATCATTCTAATGTAAAATTATCTAATAAAAAATCTTTCAAATAACCTGCTTGATAAACGTGCTTATCACCCTTGTGTCTTTTTGAACAGAAATATTTGTTGCCTATTTTTTTCAATTTCCATTCATTTTCTAAAGCATTATATATAAAATTCCTTAAACAACCTTCGGAAAAATTAATATTTGTTTTATGTTTATTTTCACATTTCATATTTGACATATTTGATAATTCTCCTTCATCTTCTTTCAAATACTCTTCCAACCTTATTATTTTTATTTTTACACGTCGTCCTGTGCTTTTCTTCAAAATATATTCCTTTTCTTTTTTATTTTTATCAAGAGTTTTATCATTATAATTTACATTTTTTTTGATTGTCCAATTATTTTCTAAATGTTTTATTAAAACACTCATTTTATGACATTCAACGTTGTCGTTAGTGTCATTGTAATCGTAGTTGTATTTGTCGATTGCAATTGCTGAGGTGCGAATTGTTGTACTACACTTGTTCTTGTCTGCTTTATCGTCTCCCTTGTCCGACATGAGATTATATTACCAAATTTATTTTTTAATTTTTAATTGTGTGGTTGTAAAAGTTATTTTGTTATGATTAAATGAGAAAATCTTACTTGACATTTGCCGATTTTAATAAATCATAACAAAATAAATGTTTTTCTT